TTTGATTTTCTACTTTACCAACTATCTCGCGATCTCCAAGACCCAACATATGGGACTCTTCGCGATCTTCTGGCGGATCCCAAGCACAATCTAGACAAGCTGCGGGAGGAGCTAGCCGACTGGTTTGGCGATGCTGTCCATGTCTCGTCGGCCACAGATATCCCAGGGTTTTACAAGAAACTCCGGAAGCCGTGCCGTGGTCAGGGAGCCGCTGATTGCAAGACGTCATCTCTGTGTCACTGGGATGGTGCATCATGCCGCGTAGAAGTCAAGAGTGCTCGGAAGACGCTGGAGAAATCCGCTCTTTTGTCCCGCCTCCTCTCTACCCTTGCAAGCAATGACAAGATCCGGAGCATTGTTTTGGACAACCGTATGTCTGCGTTTTTCAGCAGCGTGCTCTACCTCGTTCTGCCTCACGAGGTGATTCTGTCCGACCAAGATGTAGCTACCTCAATCAAGCAATAATTTGTAAGATAGAGTATAAATGGCTGACGAAATTGCTACAGGAGGAGCTCACATGCGCGCGGTTGGTTCTCGCGCCTCGGTTATGCACGGACTCGCCCACCACACGCCCGGTGGTCTGACCAAGAAGCACCTCAAGTACAACAAGTACGGACGGATTGTTTCGGCCCGCAAGTCGGCTCTAGCGAAGAAGAAGGGCACTCTCCGCAAGTGGGAGAAGAAGACTGGACACCGCTGGACGATCAAGAACGGCAAGCCTGTCAAGGTCAAGCACGGCAAGAAGCACCGCGGTGGTCAGGACGCGGAGGCGGAGGCGGTAGCGGAGGAGGAGGTTGCGGCTGCGTAAATAGTGCTTAGAGACATTGTCTCGTATTTAAGTATAAAACATGTCGGAGCCCGTAACAATCCCCTCAGATGCTGCTGTAGTCCCTGTGCCCGAGCCTGTCCCCGCTCCGGCTCCGGCTCCGGCGCCTTCCGCGACCGAGGCTGTCAAGGCTGCCGTCGTAGATTTCACTAACAAGTCCGATCTGCTGAAGTATGTTCTGAAGACGATCGCGGAGGTTGAGATCCTCGCTGATCGGTCGGATGAGGACAAGGCGAAATTCATTGTGGAGGAGGTCAAGAAGGCGATCCGCGACTCCCCGCTATCCGAACAACAGAAGACCGATCTTGCTGGATGGTGCGATGTGACGCTGCCTTACGTGGTGGAGGTTGTCAAGCTCGTGAAGGCGGAGGCGGGTAAGATCGCGGTTGTTGCGCTTGCAGAAGTGAAGAAGTGCTGCCCTTCGTGGTTCGCGAAGTCTAAGTAAAAATGGGTCTAACAATTCTATCGTAAAGAAACAACATGGCTGAGATTGAGAATATCTTGCGCAAGTACCGTTCGTCATCTCGTGGGTTTATTAGTGATCCGTCAGCAACTCCGTTCAGTCGGATAATGGTTGGTGCCGGCTTTTATCTGAACCCTATCTTTGTAGCCGTGAGAGGTATTACACACATCATCAATTGTGCGGATGAGAGCGCGTGTCCCCTGTGGGCAAAGAAGTATATAGGAACAAACTATGTGTGCCTAGATGCTCCCGATATTGAAGGGTACCCTATCATAGCTTCGCACTATCAACAGTTTGAACAGGCGATGGACAGGTTTCTCCAGGATCCCGGGTGTCGAAACGTGTTTGTGCATTGTCACGCTGGCATGAACCGCTCTGCAACGCTGGCGGCTGCATACACAGCAAGAAAGTTCAGGGTTCCGTTAGACCGAGTTGTGGATACGATGGGACGTCAGCGTCCGTGTATCATGACAAACAATTCGTATAAAGAACAGCTCGCAAAATTTGCTTCTACCCCAAAAGAATAATGTGGAGCGGTATCCAAGATTCAATTGCGGCCGCCAACGACAATCCGATCAAAGCTGTCAATTCGGGTATGGATGTTGTCTTGGGTCCGTCCTTTGATTACCTCCAGACCATCCAGTCTCCTAAAAGTTTGAATGTCGGTGACCGAGGCGATATTGACCAGATTTTTACTAACGTTGGCGCTATTCGAACATATACAGATCGGCTCATTCGAGGACCAAAGACAGGAAATCAATTTTTCCGCGATACGGGTGGTCTATGCAAAGCTCCAGGTGGAGGACTCGTGCAGCGTTACACGTGGGTGAATAACAAGCTTGGAATGGACGATGCAGCAGGGATCCTGGGAGACAGTTTTGCAAATGCAGTCCAGGGCAGTGGGTTTGATGGTCTGATTCCTGGTGCTGGTGGTGATATTGCGGCTCTGAATCCTCTGAAAATCATGAACGGAATGGTTCTTGATGGTGTCCCGAAGTGTAAGGCCTACACGTGCAGTATCACAAATGTTGTCACGGGTGCAGATAGTGGCGAAGAGACACGTTTCATTACGCCCTCTCTGGAATTCAATCTGCGTGGATGCCGAGAAGCCGATAACCAGGCAGCGCGTGAGGCAGCGGCTGTTAAAGAATACGCCCAGTGGAAGAACGGGTTTGACAAGAGCGAAGAGGCGCGCAAGAAGAAGGAAGCGGCGGAAGAGGCGGCTTTGAAGGCAGGTAAGAAGGAAGGGTTTGATGGTGACGTTCTAGTCAAGTACGATTCGGGTCCAGCCATTCTTCTGGGCCTGGCATTCCTTGCGTTATTTTTCGGACTGGCGACGCGCCGAACGAAATAACAACTTACGAACTCTCGGAGAAGAACAACAACAATGTCATCTGACGTATTCAAGGTGAAAAAGACGCGTGAGGTAAGTTCTAACAAATCAAAAGACCCAATGGGGACTCTTGATTCGTTGCATGAAAAGTATGTCGGAGAGCTGCAGGAGAAGACATCCGAAAACAGTCTCGTTAAAATGCGGACGGATCTGAAGCAGCTAGAGGCGCAGCTAGCAGAACCGTTTAATCCATTCAAATTTGAAGATGTTATGCGAAACACCAAGTTGTCTGCTCAAGTAGATGCTTTAAGGACTGAGATTTCTAATGCAGAAGAGAAGACGGATATTCAGTCGTACTATTTGGAATCTGGCGATATCATGTTGGATTACTATGCCCAGACAGTAAAGAAGACTGTGACCAAAATTGAGTGCGGAACGTTTGATAAGCTGTTCTCGGCGACCGAGACAGCGATTGGACCATCCAAGAAGCGCATGTTTGATGAGTACTTATCTCGTCGTGGTCTGTCCAACGGTCTCAACGTGTCGGAGAATGCCGAGTATATCAAGAAGATGGCTGAGCACTGTGCCACGTGCAATATCCCCCGAGAAGAGATTACGGCCGAAGGTATTCTCGTCTGCCCCAAGTGCGGCTCCGAAGAGTATTCTCTGGTGGTCAGCGACTTCCCGAGCTTCCGGGATCCTCCGAAGGAGCGCAACAATTATGCCTACAAGAAGCAGAACCACTTGAACGAGATTCTGAACCAGTTCCAGGCAAAGGAGAGCACGGAGATCCCCGAAGATGTGATGAACGAAGTTATCTGCGAGTTGCGTAAGCGCCGCATTGACAATATCGCTCTCTTGACCGAGCAGAACATTCGCGAGATCTTGAAGAAGCTTGGACGGAACCGGTACTACGAGCACGCAGCTCATATTCTGTCGCGTTTGAATGGAAATCCGCCCCCGACGATCACCCCCGAGATCGAGGACAAGATCCGTGCGATGTTCCAGGAAGTCCAGGCCCCATATCTCCTCTACTGCCCCGACGAGCGTCGTAATTTCCTGTCGTATTCGTATATCATTTATAAATTCCTGGAGCTCTTGGAGCTGGATGAGTATAAGGTCCATTTCCCTCTGTTGAAGTCACGGGACCGGCTCATTCAGCACGATACGATTTGGAAGAAGATTTGCGAATACTTGCAATGGGAGTTTATTCAAAGCATTTGAGGGACTCGGGAATTTATTCAGAGTATTTAGACAATGGTAAGCCGGCGCAAACATAAAGTAAAACGCAGGGTTCGCACACGTAAGGCGGGACAAGTGCGTCAGTCTCTCCTGAATGACATCGTGCGTCTGAAGCCTGTTCAACTACCGCCTGGACAGACACCAGTGATCACAAAATCAGACTATGGGCTTATTTCAGAACATCACGATGTAGTGCCAGATGTTCCTCCATCGTATCCAACTCTCAGCGTCTCGTCGCAGGAAGATACTGTCAGCACCCCCGAAGCATCTCCGCTCCCTGCTCCCCGTCCTCGCGTAAAAGTTGTCCCCACATCACGGAAGGTCGTTCCCGCTGGACGCCGGGGCCGAGGCAGGCGCTATACACGCAAGATGTGATGTTCCAGAGTACCATCCATTCTTCCCGTTATGCACGTCCATAATAGATTTTAGAGCATACTCGTACGACTTTCCAACCGCCTCCAAGCTGTACTTCGATACTGCACGCTCACGAATATACATCCTATTAAACTTTCCGTCTAGTGCCATCTGGATCCCCAGACAGTAGTCGGCAAGTGTATGACAATGCAGCCCCGTCTTGAAGGGTTCCACCGTCTCCGTCTGCGCACCCCAATCGCCAGTCACTACCGGTGTCCCGCACAACTGAGCTTCTACAGCTACCCCGCAAAAAGGTTCAACCCACTGTGTCGGTGCCAGGAGAGCAGAGAGACTTCCAAGATAGTCCGATCGCTCGGCACCGTGGATAGGAGCCTTATACTTGATATTAGGGCACTTGAGATAGGGGGTAGGATCACCTTGTCCGCACAGAAAGAAGGTCACGTGCGGCATCCTCCTGGCAACTTCAACAATCAGATGACATCCCTTTCCTTCGTTGATTCGTCCAAAGAACCCAACTCCGTTTGGGATAGGATTCAGGGACAGCTTCCACTCAGAGACATCGAAATAGTTCGGGGCAATAAACCAGTAATTCTGCGGACTCCTGTTTTCTTTCGCAAGAGCTGTGTGCATCCACGTATGGCTCTCGAAGATACGATAGTTACGGTAGGAGTCAGGGTAACCGATCCCGCTCTCGACTGCTACCATATTGAGACCTTCTAGCGCAACATCGTGGGCACGTCCAAATGGTAGGCAGACAATATCAGTCTCTGGAGATCGGTAGTGTTTCGGAATGATTTCCCTCAGACGGAGATTGAACTCGCGGTACAGGGGAGTATCCCAGTTCCCCAGGTTTCCAATATACTGCGTAGGATCCTCCAGCCTTCGCACAACCTCATCATGAGGCACGTCGGGATGGAGTTTCTTGTACGACAAGACACGAAAGATATCCCACTCGTCACGCGTCATTAATTCAATGTCCCGATCAGCTCCTGAGTCAGATCCCTGTACGCCGTAATGAAACACTTCAAACCCACGCGCACGCATCATGGGAGCAAAGCGTTTGACCTTTCCGGTAAAAGCACAATGACTGAAGTCCGACGTGGTGACCGTATGCGGAATAGCCAGCATATGAAGACGAACAGTAGGTGGCATTACTGCTAATTGATGGCGTTGGTGTAAGCGCTTCAAGAACGAGCGCCAATGCGGGCTCACCCGTTCAAACGTACAGTTCTCCATGACGTAGTCATACTGCTCCTTCGCAAGGCTTATCATCTTTTCGGGATTAGAGGAAAGATCCTGAAGAATGCTAACAGCTTCTTCGAATGTATTAAACTTCGGTCCAGGGATATTCGCAAAGTTTCCTACACGCGTTCCAATCACTGGAACACCAGATACCACGGCTTCGTAGGGAGGAAGCGGACCACTTTCGGTCCAAGGTTCAGGACCACTGGTCACAACCAGTATATCTACCGTATGGTACCACTCCTTGACCTCATCAAACGTAAGCTTCGTAGCAAACGACAGAGGGATGCCCGATGCGTCCGAAATACTCTTCGCCATCTCTGGACGCTTGCGATATGTCTCTGCGCCGCACCATCCCATAGTCTTCAAAGTTCCGTCTCGCGGGACATAACGGAACTCCGATGGTTCCACTCCGTTGGGAGTCAGTCCGACATTGACGTGGGAGGGAACAAACTCCTTTAGCGTGGGGCTTGTGATCGTGTATAAATATGCATCTGAGAATCCAGGGCGAAAATCTGGATATCCATGAGCAATATACGCGATCTTGGACGCATACTTTCTGTGCAGCGCTTCCACATGATCATAGGCGCAAAACGTCGCCAAACAGATATCTGCATTCTGAATATACGTTTCCATCGTCTTCACTTCATAGGCGTACTTAAACTTGAACTCGTCGGTGAGATACTTTTCAATTCCGCGATGAACGCGTCCAATAGACCAAAAAGGATCATTGAACAGAAAGACATGAACGGGTTCGCTGCTGTGACGCACGATGGTATCATTTCCCCGATGAACGACGCGATATCCAAGCGTCTTGAGAAACTTTAGACATGCATCTACCTTTCCAGACGACTGAAGCTCGTTGGTTTCAAAGCGAATAGTTTTGGGTCTGACAGAGCAGTCGGCGAGAGAACCTAGGATCACAGTATCGTGTCCTTCCGTATCAATTTTCAAGTAATCGCACTCTGTGACATCGTTCTCTTCGAAAATCTGCCGAAGTGTTTTCACCTCCACGGATTTGCATTCAATCAGCGGACTATCACGACCCAGAAGTTCAATTGCCTTGGGATGTGGGGATCCCACACAGCTGCAACCGCGCATCCAGTCTGGAAGATTCTTTTCGGCGATTGTTTCGGGTGTCACATAATACACATCAAGAGTCCCTGGGTGATCAGATACTGCACAATTGATCTTTGTCACACCTAGTTTGTCTGGGAGCCGATCGAGGTAGAGCTTTACGGGTTCAATGGACAGACCCCGCTCATCCGTCGCTAATTGGAGTTGTGTATCAAAGTCTGATGTTCCAATCTCGATGAAATTGAACTTCATGAACTATATGGTAGGAAAACGGATGCTTAAACGCATCTACGTGTAGAATCCTAAGTAGTTTAAAATGAAGCCTCGTTTCTCAGCCTCTGAAGTTGCCGGTATCCTTGGCCGCAATCCATACAAATCCAAGAATGAAGTTCTCCTGAAGGTTCTATCGTCACTGCCAAAGTTCAAGACGCTCATCCTGGGAGTCAAGGAGTCTATGGGCGCACGCACCGACCGCGAGATCGTAGATCAGGCGTCGCCAGCCACTATGCGTGCCATGTGGAACTCGGTTGATGTTGCCTGCAAGGCTACGACTGATAAGGAGATGGAGAGCGCAATTCAAACGTTCAAGACAACGCATATCCAGCAGGTTGTGCAGGAAACACTGGAAGGTAAGCGCCCTGTCACTGAAGCCCTCAAGGAGGTGGTGAGCAAGATCGCATCTGGCCAAACGACTGTGGCTGCTGCTGCATCCAATCCCCAGGTAGTGGCGCATGTGGAGAGCACGCAGGAGCACCAGGTACTGGCAAGCGAGATTCAGAAGCGCCGTGGGACCAAGTTGGAGGATAAGGCTGAGAACACGTATGCTGCTGAGACGGGCAAGGAGGTGACCGACCGCAATACATTTGTGGAGTTTGAGTGTCCCGAGTATCGCCTTATCGGGTATCTGGACGGTCTGCAGGATGGGAAGGTTGTGGAAACGAAGAATCGTAAGAGGTTCTGGAACGTTCCGCCAGCCTATGATTTCGTCCAGCTGCGGTGTTACATGTTCATGAAGGGGAAGAAGGATGGCGTGCTCCTCGAGAACTTCCCCGGTAATCCTCCTCGCACGACCAGCGTACCCTGGAACGATGACGCGTGGATGGATATCCACGAGGGTCTCTGCAATGTAGCACGTACAATTGCCAATATCACTGATGAGGATGTTATTTCTCTGGCGCGAACTGTCTTCCGCTCTGCTTGAAAATCTTTAGGCTCAAAGTATAATAGACACATGAGCCAGCGTCCGATGGGTCCTCCTCCTACTGATCTCCCTCCTCCTCAGCCGTCCAATGCCATCGCCAACCAGATGGCGAAGGACCGAGGCGCGGGAAACCCTGCTACCCCCTCGACCCCTGTTGTCGCGATTCCTCCTCCTACGGGTTCAAAGATGTCGATTGGCAAGTCGCTTTTTAACTCTGTCGGTGGCATTGCCCTGCTTGTCTTTGGAAGTCTCTGGACAATTTTTGGCATTGTCGGGTTTGTGATGTCCCTCATCTGCTTCGGATACACCGGGTCGGTCGGTGAGAAGCTGTTTGGTCTCCTGGCTTCCGTCATGATGGGACCCTTCTACTTCATCTACTACTTTTCCAGTGGCTCGTACTGCAAGAAAATGCCACCCACTCTATTCTAATGGAAGAGCTGCTGCGGCTCCTAGAGGACCCGGAATGCAGTATTGAGAGGGTCGAACATCTCGCAGGGGATCTTCTCCTTATTGACCATATGTATCCAAATTTTGACAACATCGCAGTGCTGCAGAGCAAGGGGTATGCGGTCTATTCCACGGACAAGTACGGAACCCGGTGGTGCAATGTGATCATCGAAACAGCGGATGCCCGGATATATACGCACGGCTAGATTAGATAAAACGGACCCATGAGTTCCCTTCTGACGACACAGAACAAGAAGAGGAAGAATGCTAAAGATTTGCGATATTAACCAGGCTCCCGAGGTCGAGACGTCTTATACGTTTCCTCTGGATCCTTTCCAGAAACATGCTGTTGCCGCTATCCAAGCTCGCGAGAACGTTCTGGTCACTGCCAAGACAGGCAGTGGCAAGACCCTCGTAGGCGAGTACCAGATCGAGTACTCACTCAAGCGCGGGGGGCGGGTGTTCTATACCACCCCCATCAAGTCGCTATCTAACCAGAAGTTCCACGATCTCAAACAGTTGTACTCCGCCCAGGGGGCTACGTCAGCCACTGTCGGGATCATGACGGGCGATGTGAAGTTCATGCCCCAGGCAGATGTGGTGGTGATGACCACCGAGATCCTACGCAATCTCCTGTTCAAGATCGGGTCATCGACCGAGGGCGTAGGGGCTACCGCTTCCCTTTCTCTAGACGGTGTTGAGGCTGTAGTCTTCGACGAGGTCCATTACTTCAACGACCCAGCGCGAGGAAAGGTGTGGGAGGAGTGTCTGATCCTCCTGCCACCGTCTATTCGCCTTGTCCTGCTCTCGGCTACGATTCATAGTCCAGACATCTTTGCTCAGTGGATCGGTGAAATGAAACAAGTTCCAATGCACTTGATCTCTACGCAGTACCGGGTTGTGCCGCTTGAGCATCGCGTACTCAAGAATCTTGTTATGGATGAAAAGGATGTATTCCATCGCGACGCTTACTCTAACTATCTGCGTTACCTGAAAAGCGTTGATGACGCGACCCGTCGGCACTCGGACGCGGTCAAAGCGCGTGCCGCCGACGATCCTTCAGTCGTTCGCGAACTCCGGTCCGACAGCTTCCTTCACCAAATGAACAATATGGTGGAGATGCTCCGGGTCGAAGAGAAGCTTCCCGCCATGTTCTTCGTGTTCTCGCGCAAGATGTGTGAGCAGTACGCTGCCAAGGTCAGCGATACCCTGATTGATGCGACAGAGGGTGCAGCCATCCAGAAGATCGTGCGCTTCCATCTCCATCGCTACCCTGGTCTAGAGATGCTTCCGCAGTACAACTCGTTGATGTCCCTCCTTGTGAAGGGGGTGGCATTCCATCATAGCGGTCTTCTTCCGATTCTCAAGGAGATCGTGGAAGTCCTGTTCTCCCGCGGTCTCTTGAAGCTGCTGTTTGCAACAGAGACGTTTGCGGTCGGGATCAATATGCCGACTAAGACGGTGGTCTTCACCAGTTACCGCAAGTACGACGATGCCGCGGACGGACTACGGATGCTGCGGACCGACGAGTATATCCAGATGGCAGGTCGTGCGGGGCGCCGCGGTAAGGACACGCGCGGCTTCGTGTATTACCTCCCTGACCGCAAGCCCGAGACGCTGGAGGATGTGCAGGCAATGATGAAGGGACAGCAGCAGTCCCTAGAGTCGAGGATGGATTTCCACTACGACTTCCTCCTGAAGTGCCTGCAGCAGGGAAAGGTGGGATGGATGGGACTGGTGAAGCAGTCGTACTGGTACGTTCAGCGCCAGATGGAGATTGAGTCCAAGACGGCTGAGCTGGAGACGATCAAGACACAATATGAGGGACTGGATCTCGCTGAGTTTGAGAAGCGTGATGCGTTTGAGACGACGATCAAGATGACGCAGAATGCGGAACGCAAGAAGGCACAGCAGGGTCTGGACAGCTGGAAGAATAAGCATGTGGGTCCCAAGTGGGAAGAGGGGTGGAAGCGGTACCGCGAATACAAGAAAACACAGGACTACCTCGTTCTCCTCCGAGAGAAGCTAGCTATCCTGCAAAACGTAGAAGTCCCTTTCCTGTCCAATCTCCAGCGACTCGGGTATGCGGAAGGGGAGACGCTCACAGAACTGGGTGTTCTTGCCTCGGAAATCAATGAGGGCAATCCTCTAGTGATGTCCAAGATGTTTGTGAATGGATTCAATCTCCCCCGCGCAGAGCTGGTGGCGCTGCTCTCGTGTTTCGTGGAAGGCGAGAAGACGGAAGATCCAATTACGGTAGAGTCTCTCCGGGTTCCCGAGACGCTCAGGAACGCTCTCTTGGCGGTGCATATGATCGCCCAAGATCTGTATGCCCACGAGAACCCTAAGAGTCAGCCAGAGTACTGGGGTATCCACAACTACTGGCCCGAAGTCGTGTTCCGATGGATGGGTGGGGAGGAGATGGGGGTTCTGTGTGCGCAGTATGAGATCTACGAGGGGAACTTCATGAAGGCGATCTTGAAAACAGCCAATATCGTAGATGAGTGGGTGACCCTGGCGACTATCACCAAAAATATTGGGGTCTTGGAAACTCTGCGCGAAATCAGGGTTGATCTCGTACGGGGTCTGGTGGTTCCAGATTCGCTTTACCTGCGACTCTAGTATCGTCGGCGCCGTGTGCGACGGGTGCGAGTGAGTTTTTTTCCTTTTCCACGCG